GGAAGTAGTAGAGTTTCCTGCCATATTCCCAGAAACAAATAACGCTTTATGGCCTGAGTTTTGGTCTATGGAAGAACTGGAAAAGGTAAAAGCATCTTTGCCAGTACAAAAATGGAATGCACAATGGATGCAAACTCCTACATCTGAAGAAGGATCTATTGTCAAAAGAGAGTGGTGGAAAACTTGGGAAAGTGAAGTTTTACCGCCAGTTAGTTATATCATTCAAAGTTATGATACTGCGTTTAGTAAGAAAGAAAATGCAGACTACTCTGCTATATCAACGTGGGGTGTGTTTAAGCCCACACCTGATTCACCTGATTGCATCATACTATTGGATGCACAAAAGGATCGTTGGGACTTCCCAGAGTTAAAACGTGTGGCATACGAAGAATACCAGTACTGGGAACCTGATATGGTTTTGATAGAAGCCAAAGCATCTGGAACACCTTTGACACATGAACTTAGAAGATTGGGCATACCTGTGGTTAATTACTCTCCGACCAGAGGACATGATAAATCTACAAGGATGCACTCGGTTGCACCTATCTTTGAGTCTGGTTTGGTATATGCACCTGAAAGAAAGTTTGCAGATGAAATGATAGAGGAGTGTGCGTCTTTTCCTTTTGGCAAAAATGATGACCTATGTGATACTATGACGCAAGCTCTAATGAGATTTAGGGAGGGTGGTTTAGTTTCCCTTGATGATGATTACTCAGATGGAGAGAAAACACCAGTAAGGAGAGTATACTACTAGGATTATGGCGATAGAAAAAGATATAAACCCAACAGTACTTAACGAAGAAAACCAGGTACCACTTGGTCAAGAAGACATGAAAGTAGCAATAGAAGCAATCATGGAGTCTGGAACTGAAGGTTTTGAAATGCAAGAAGACGGTAGTGCCATTCTTGCATCTAGTATGGGTGAGGAAATAGATACAGATTTTGATAGCAACTTAGCTGAAGTTTTAGATCCTCAAGATTTAAGAAATATTGCCAACGAACTAATCGCTGGTATAGAAAAAGATAAAGCTTCAAGAGAAGACTGGGAAAAAACATATAAAGACGGTTTAGAGTATCTAGGTATGCGCTTTGATGAAGAAAGATCAGAGCCTTTTGCTGGTGCTAGTGGTGTGATCCACCCCTTGTTAGGAGAAGCTGTTACAACCTTCCAAGCACAAGCTTATAAAGAATTATTACCTGCGGGTGGTCCTGTAAAGACACAAGTTATAGGTGCATACGATTCACTAGCTGAAGAACAAGCCCAAAGGGTAAAAGAGTTTATGAACTATCAAATAACTCACGTTATGGAGGAGTTTGATGAAGAACTAGATCAAATGCTTTTCTACCTGCCTTTGGCAGGATCTGCATTTAAAAAAGTTTATTATGATGAAGGTCTTGGTAGGGCCGTATCAAAGTTTGTAGCACCTGAAGATCTTATAGTTCCCTATTACACTACTGATCTTGAAACATGTAACAGAATTACGAATGTCATTAAGATTTCAGAAAATGAAGTTAGAAAACTACAGTCTGTAGGATTTTACAAAAAGGTAGATATAAGTAGTGGTGATAGTGCTGATGAGTATAGCGGCGTAAAAGAAGAAATAGACAAGCTATCTGGTATGGAGCCTTCATATGATGATGGCGAAGTGTCTCTATTATACGAAGTACATTGTAATCTAGAGCTAGACGGTTTTGAGGATATAGACGATGAAGGTCAACCAACAGGTGTAAAATTACCGTATATAGTCACTATTGATGCCAACTCAAACGATATACTTTCTGTTAGAAGAAACTACAGAGAAGATGATCCTCTTAAAAATAAAATAGAGTATTTTGTTCACTTTAAGTTTTTGCCTGGTCTAGGGTTTTATGGCTTTGGTCTAACTCACATGATTGGCGGTTTATCTAAAGCATCAACTTCAATAATGCGTCAGCTGATTGATGCAGGAACTTTGGCTAACTTGCCTGCTGGTTTTAAAACTAGAGGTATTAGAATTAGGGATGAAGATACTCCTATACAACCAGGTGAGTTTAGAGACGTAGATGCTCCAGGTGGATCTCTACGTGATTCAATACAACCGTTACCTTTCAAAGAACCTAGTGGCACTTTACTGCAACTGTTGAATATATTGGTGAACTCAGGACAAAAGTTTGCATCTATTGCTGAAATAAATACAGGGCAAGGTAATCCAAACGCACCTGTAGGTACAACACTAGCATTACTAGAAAGATCTACTAAGGTATTGTCTGCAATACATAAACGTTTACATAACTCACAAAAGAAAGAATTTAAAATACTTTCTAATGTTTTCCAAGAGTATTTACCACAGGAATATCCATACGCTGTGGCAAACAACGAAACAACCATCAAACTATCTGACTTTGATGAAAAGGTAGATATATTTCCCATATCCAATCCTGACATATTCAGTCAATCTCAAAGGATTGCTATGGCACAAGAGATGATGCAGTTGGTTCAATCTAATCCTCAAGTGCATGGACCTAACGGTACATATGAAGCTTACAAAAGAATGTATGCGGCTATAGGTGTTGATAACGTAGAGCAAATACTTACACCTCCACCTCCTACAGATCCTCTACCTTTAGAGGCTGGGTTTGAAAACAATCAATTGTTACTAGGTCAACAAGCTCAAGCATTCCCGCAACAAAATCATGATGCACATATTGCAATACACATGTCTTTGTTGAATACACCTCCGGTGCAAATGAATGCTCAAGTACAGGCCTTGATTCATTCACATATCATGCAACATCTACAGATGAAGGCTGATATTCTTGGTGAGCAACAAATGCCACCAGAAGTTATGCAACAGTTCCAACAACTACAACAACAAGCTCAACAGGCATCTCCACAAGAGGCACAAAACTTATCCTTGCAGGCAGGAGATCTATTGGCACAATTCTCATCACCTATACTTGCTGAACTATTAGCTGAATACAATCAGAAGGTTTCAGCACCACAAGATGAAGATCCATTAGTAGCTATCAGAAAACAAGAACTTGCTTTGAAAGGTCAAGAGCTATCTATAGAACAACAACAGTTCTTAGCGGCTGAACAAAGAAAAGCTCAAGAAGCTCAACAAAGGATTAATGTTGATAGAGAAAGGATAGATACTCAAGAAGATATTGCAGAGCTTAGAGATGATACGGCTAGGGCTAGGTTGGAACAACAAAGAGCCTTCAAGCTTATGGAACAAGCTAACAAACAACAGTAGTGCCTAAGACTTTTGACGTTCAAAGAATACAGGGTGTTAAGAAAAAAACATCTATAGGCAATAGCGCGTTGAGCAGAGGTGCAGGTACCAACAAAAGAAAAACTAAAAAGAAGTACCGAGGGCAAGGTAAATAAAAACTTGCAAATAATTTATTTGTCCTTAATAATTGCTGACATGATTAAAAGAACTGATATTAACCAACAAAAAACTCCTACTGTAATGAAGAATAAAAATCCTTACAGTAACAAAGGTTCTGTTTCTCTTAAAACAGACGCAGGTACTTTTGATGCCAATACAACACCTAAACCTGGAATGGGTAAAGGTAAAGCACGAGGAATGGGTGCTGCTGAATTTGGTGGTAAGTTTTCTGGTGTTTATTAGGTGTCAGTAGTTTGGATAAGCCAAAAGTTTCTAAAAGAGATTGAGGCCCAAAAGGAAAGCGTAAAAGACACAATCTTGGCTGGCACCAAAGATTTTGCGCAATATCAGTATCTGTGTGGACGCTACAGTTCTCTGGTTGACACAGAAAATACATATAGAGAACTGCTAGGAAAAATACAAGAAGATGTCGAAGATACACGTACCTGAACATGTTGCCAAGGCAATAGAAGAAGAGAACGCACAAGAACCAGAAACTCCAGAAACAGAAGAAACTCAACAAGAAGAAATACTACCTTACGTAGAACAATCGGCTAGAGTTTTAGATCCAACCCTTTTAGACAAATCAATTTTAGAAAGAATGCCTCAACCTACGGGTTGGAGGATACTTATTCTTCCTTACAAAGGAAAAGCAGTAACTGATGGTGGAATACACCTAGTACAATCACAAGTTGATAGAGAATCTCTAGCAACCGTTGTGGGGTACGTAGTTAAAATGGGTCCTGATTGCTATAAAGACTCCAGTAAATTTACTGAGGCTTGGTGTCAGGAGAAACAATGGGTATTAATCGGTAGATATGCTGGCGCTCGTTTCAAACTCGGAGATGAATCTGAATGCAGAATCATTAATGATGATGAAGTTATCGCTACCATATTAGATCCCGATGATATTCTTGCAGTATAAGGAGTAAAAATGAACGAAGAAGCAAAGCAAGAAGAGCTAGTAGAAGAAGGGGAAGTTGTAGAAGTAGATCTTCCTGAAGAAAAACCTAGCGGTAAGATAGCTGATCTTGCTACACCAGAAGAGACCGATCAAGAAGCAGAAAAAGCTATTGAAGATGTTTCGGAGGAACCACAACAAAAGTCTGAAGATGAATTAGAAGACTATTCAGAAAAAGTTAAGAAAAGGATTGGTACCCTTACTCGCAAGCTAAGAGAGGCCGAAAGAGGTCAAGAGTCTGCTTATGAGTATGCAAAAAGAATTGCAGAAGAAAACCAAGTTCTAAAAAGTAGATCTACATCTTTAGATAAATCTTATCTTAATGAAGCAGAAAGCAGACTTAAATCACAAAAGACTCAAGCACTAGCCGCTTTGAAAAATGCACATGAAGTTGCAGATTATGACAGAGTTGCTAAAGCTCAAGATGTTCTTGCAAAGATAGCCGTAGAAGAGAATAAAGTATCTGAATCTAAAGGTCTTCTCGAACAACAAGAAGAGCTGCAAACTGATTATCAAAATTACTATCCCAACCAGGCCCTTCAGAATCAAACTTACCAACCTGTTGTTCCAGAGTTAGTTGGAAGAGATAAAGAATGGGTTGAAAATAACGAATGGTTTGGTCAGGACGAAGTAATGACTATGGGTGCTATGGCAATCAACAAACAATTAGAAAATGAAGGGTTTGACCTTGGTTCAGAAGAGTACTATAGTGAGGTTGATAAGAGAATTCGTGAAGAATTCCCGCAGAAGTTTAATGAATCTTCTGTTAAATCTAAGCCTCAACAAAAAGTGGCTTCAGCGGGTAGGGTAGCTGGTAATACCGGCTCCAATAAAAGACAAGTTAAATTGTCTCCCTCCGAAGTACAAATGGCTAAAAGATTAAACGTACCCTTAGATGAGTACGCTAAATATGTTAAAAGGTAAAACTATGACAGAAGATAAAAAAGATATAAACAGAACACCACGTTCTGCCGACACTCGAGCTAAAAAAGTTGCTCGCAAACCATGGAGTCCACCATCAATGTTGGATACTCCTCCTGCCCCTGAAGGTTATACTTACAGGTGGATTAGAGCCGAACTTGCAGGCGGTGAAGATAGAAAAAATGTAACATCAAGGCTAAGAGAAGGTTTCGATCTTGTTAGAGCCGATGAGTTAGAAGGATTTGAACTTCCCACCTTAGATGACGGTAAACATGCAGGAGTAGTGTCAGTTGGCGGTTTGCTGCTGGCTAAGATTCCTAATGAAACGCGCGAAGAAAGAAACTCCTACTTTGAAGGTCGTGCGCAAACACAGCAAGACGCTGTAGATAATGATCTTTTAAGGGAATCAGATCCAAACTCTCCAATCTTGAACCCGGAGAGGTCAAGCAAAGTAACTTTTGGAGGTGGTCAGCGAAGTTGACCATCATTTATTAATTTTAAATAATATAGGTAACTTATTATGGCTAATAAAGATGCCCCATTTGGAGCAAGATTAGTAGGCAAATTAGGTTCTGGTGTAACTTCTAACGGTTTAACAGAATACAAAATTGCCTCTGGTGCTTCAGGGAATATTTTTTCAGGTGATTTAGTTAAAATGACCAATGCAGGTACTATACTTGTAGCTGCTGCCGGTGATGAGTCCATAGGTGTATTTAGGGGATGTCAATTTACTGATTCAAACGGTGATGTTGTATTCAAATCCTATTTCCCTGATGGAACTGTAGCATCTGATACTGTAGCTTTCGTAGTAGATGACCCTAATGCTGTATTTGAAATTCAGAGTGCCGGTTCTCCAGCGCAGACTGATGTAGGCTTAAATGCAGATATTTCTTACACTTCTGGATCTACCAAAACTGGTATGTCAGCAGTAGAACTATCTGGAACAACAGCCGCAACAACTGCGACTTTTAGGATTATGGGCTTTTCTTCTGATCCAGATAATAGCACCACAGGTTCAGCTAATGTGAATGTTATAGTGAAGTTTAATGAGCATTTCTATGTTGATCCTACAGGAGTTTAATAATGGCAATTAATAGATCGCAATTAGCGAAAGAACTAGAGCCAGGCTTAAATGCCTTGTTCGGCATGGAATATGCTAGGTATGAAGCAGAGCATACAGAAATCTTTGATACAGAGAGTTCTGATAGAGCGTTTGAAGAAGAAACTTTGATCGTTGGGTTTGGTAATGCTGAAGTAAAATCAGAAGGTAGTGGTGTCAGATTTGATACAGCTAACGAAGGTTATACTTCTCGTTATACTCACGAGACGGTTGCTTTGGCATTCGCACTAACAGAAGAAGCTGTTGAAGATAATCTGTATGATCGTCTTGGTGCTAGATACACTAAAGCACTAGCTAGATCTATGGCTAATACAAAGCAAATCAAAGCTGCTGCTGTATTGAACAATGCGTTCTCTACAACAGGCGGAGATGGCAAAGTATTAATTGCTACAGATCACCCGCTAGGTGGTGGTGGTACTCTAGCCAATAGAGCTACAACTATGGCGGACCTTAATGAAACTTCTCTTGAAGATGCATTAATTAGTATCTCTACATTTACTGATGATAGAGGTCTTAATATTGCACTAAGAGGAATGAAATTAATTGTTCCACCTCAGTTGCAGTTTGTTGCTGACAGACTATTACAAACTCCTGGAAGAGTTGGTACTTCTGACAACGACATAAACTCTATTAGAAATCAGGGAATGATTCCTGATGGCTATGTTGTAAATCATTATCTAACAGATACAGATGCTTTCTTCTTGAAAACAGACTGTCCTGATGGATTTAAGTATTTTGAAAGATCTCCAATGCAAACTGCATTAGAAGGTGATTTCGATACTGGAAACATGAGATACAAAGCTAGAGAAAGATATTCATTCGGATATTCTAACTTCAGAGCCGTTTTCGGTTCTCAAGGAGCTTAATGAACGATTGATTGTAGCGTTTATAACTCAACTACAATTAAGAAAGGGAGCCTCGGCTCCCTTTTTCTTGCGACATTCATATTTCAGGTGTAAACTAAAATTGGTTTAAAATTAATTAGCTTGATGAGGGCCGTTTACGGTTTCCATTAATACAAATATAAGGAGTTCAAGATGGCTAATCCACATTTTCAAAACTTAATACTTAACGCTGGTAATAGCGAGTCTACTAAACATAAAAAGGATCTTCCTATGTTCTTAGTAAACCCGTCTAGTTCGTTGTTCTATCAATATTCAAATGATTTTATGACTTATGCTTCTGGCGATTTTACAATCACTACAACTGAAGCAGGTACAGGTTCAGCTACAGAAGCTTTAACTTCTGGGGCCGGCGGTCAGCTTTTGCTTACTAATGCAGCAGGTGATAATGATTTAGACTTTTTACAATTAAAAGGTGAGTCATTCAAACTAAGCAGCAGTAAAAGAGCTTTTTTTGAAGCTAGATTTAAGGTAAGTGATGCAACGCAATCAGATGTTGTTATGGGTCTACAAATAACCGATACAACACCTCTTGCTGTTTCTGATGGTGTTTACTTTATGAAAGACGATGGTGACACAAACCTAGATTTTCATATAGAAAAGAATGGTACTGACACAACTACAGCAGCGGTTACTACTTTAGCTGATGATACATTTGTTAATGTTGGTTTCTTTATAGATCCAAACACTTCACAAGTATCTTACTTTATAGGTTCTGCTACTCCAGTAGGTGTAGTAAACACTAATTTACCAGATGATGAAGAGCTAACCGTATCTTTTGGTATTCAAAATGGTGAAGCAGCAGCTAAAACTATGACAATTGATTACATAAACGTAATCTGCGAAAGATAGGAGTACATAATGGCTGATACAGTAACTTCCCAGACTATTCAGGATGGTGATAGAGTTGCTATTTTAAAGTTCACCAATGAATCAGACGGCACAGGAGAATCTTCTGTAAAGAAGGTAGATGTTTCTGCATTAACCACTAATAGTGCAGGAGAGTCTTGTACTGGAGTCTCTATCGCTAGAATTTATTGGGCAACTAGAGGTATGGGTGTTGATATTGAGTTTGATGCTAGCACAAACGTTTTAGCAATACCCTTACCCGCTGATAGCACAGGAGATGAATATTACGATGACAGATTTAGCGGTATACCAAATAACGCTGGATCAGGTGTTACCGGTGATATTGATTTTACAACCGTTGGACACTCAAGCGGAGATGCTTACTCAATAATATTAGTTCTTAATAAAAACTATTAATGGCAGAGTATAGAGGTAAAACAGTAACTCTTAACAGACCAAGGGCTATCCCAAAAGGTAGCCCTGGGTATGGTAAAAAACGTAAAGAAGTTTTTGTAAAGGGTTGTAGTAGTGAAGGCTCTAAAGTCAAACGTATAACTTTTGGTGATGCCAAGCTTGGTATGCACAAAGACAGCAAAGCAAGAAAAAAATCATATTGTGCCAGGAGTAAAGGTATGGGCGGTACTACCGATAGATGTAGTGCTAATTACTGGGCTAGAAGAGATTGGGATTGTTAGATGGCTTCTGGTAAAAAAGACGCTTGTTATTACAAAGTAAAAGGCAGATATAAAGGTTCTTGGCCTTCAGCATATGCCTCTGGTGCTTTAGTAAAATGTCGTAGAGTAGGAGCGGCTAACTGGGGCGAAGGTGGTAAAAAAGGTAAAAAGAGACAAAAAAAAGCAGGTGGTGGTCCTGTAACAATACGCGGTCAAGGCGTTGTTATGTCTAATAGATTAAGGTAATGGCAAAAAAAGAAACACTTAAAGATTGGTTTTCTAAAAATCAAGGTAAAGGGTGGGTTGATTGTAAAACAGGAAAACCTTGCGGTAGAAAATCTAAAAAAGATAGCAAAAGACCCTACCCAGCATGTAGACCAACTATGGCTCAATGCACTTCTGCTGCAAAAAAGAAAAAAGGACCAAAAAGAATTAGCTGGAAAGATGGCAGAAAAAAAGCAGCAACTGGCGGTCCTATTGTTACAATTAGAGGCCAAGGAATTGTTATGGCAAACAGATTAAGGTAATATTGGGAGTAATTATGAAAAGATTTGCAAAACTAGGAAAAAAAGCAGCAGGCGCAATATATAAAGCTAAAACGGCTCCATTACAAGTTGCATCTAAAGTTACAAAAACTTTAGCACCAAAAACAAAATTAGCTAAAGGTCTTGATAAAATTGCTGATCCTAAAATATTTAAAGGAACTGGAGGAGTTGCAAATAAATTGCAAAACCCAAAAAAAGCTGACTTAAATAAAGATGGAAAACTATCTTCATACGAACAAAACAGAGGTATGGCTATTGAGAAGGCTATGAAAAAACAGAATCGTGCTAAAATGAAAAACGGTGGTTTTATAGCCAGAGGTTGTGGAGCTGTTAGAGACGATAAGCGTAAAGTTACAACTATTAGTTAGGAGAAAATTATGCCAAAGAAAAAATCTGAAGATCCAAAATTACAAGCAAGGTTAGACGCTAAAGTAAGGCCAGACGAGCCTGTTTCTGATGACCGTATTTATTACAATATGCCTAAGAAAAAAGCTCCTGCTAAGAAAAAAACTACTAAAAAGGGTAAAAAATAATGGCTAGTTATAAATCAAAAGGCGGCAAAAAAATGATGAAATCTAAGGGCGGAACTATGATGAAGAAGTCCAAAGGTGGAACTATGATGAAGAAATCTAAAGGTGGTACCATGATGAAAAAATCAAAGGGTGGCACTATGATGAAAATGTCGAAAGGCAGAGCCGTCATGAAAAAATCTAAAGGTGGGTCTGTAGCGGCAGGCTTTGCTAATAGAAGAAGAGAAGATCTAACTTAATTAGTGGCTTATCTTTACAGTAATATACCCTACTTTAAATGTTGGGTAAGAAGAGAGTACACTCATAATCACGAAAAATACCATGGAGAGTTCCTTCATGCTATGGCGGTTGGTGTTACCACTATGCCGACCAGGTGTTTAAGTTTTCACATAATATTTACCGGAGAAGAGTCTAATTGTGATGATTGGAATGAAGGTAATATACATGGGGGTGCGATGTGGGCCAGAATGCCAATAACCGCTTTAGTTGCAGACACCTTAGTTGAAGACTTTGCAAAACCTATGTCAGTTCATGACGCACAACCTTGGGATTGTTCCTCACATAACAATTCAGTATATGTAATAGATAGAGCTACACCTTGCCCTTGGCTTGCTAAAATAGACGGTCAAATATTCCCAGCCAAATATATGTTTACGGTTGACTATGCTGAGAACGAAATAGCAGACGATCCTGCACAACACAAAAGCAGTCATGTTATGGAATTGCTAGATGCTGGAGAATGGACAGGTAACATAGTTGCACTACCAAACAACAGGGTAAGAGTTACACATCCAGCTTGGTTTGTTACAGGAGAGGGAGCGCCTGATTTTAAACCGTCTCAACATATACATTATTCAAAATCTGATTTAGACTACACGTTAGACGTAAACAGGGTCTTTGATAATTTATATTCGGAGGATGAATAATGGCAGAACTATCAATTACACAAAAAAGAAAACTTGTTAAAGAGTTGAAAAATGCTTCTAAAATGCATGCTAGACAAGCGGCTCAAATAGAAAGATCTCTTAAAAATACTAAAAAGAAAAAGTAATGGCACTTTCAGGAAGCACAGACTTTGAACCTAATGTAGCTGAGTTTATAGAAGAAGCATTTGAGAGATGTGGATTGGAACTTAGAACAGGTTATGATCTAAAAACCGCTAGGAGATCTATAAACCTAATGTTAGCAGAATGGGCTAATAGAGGTTTGAATCAATGGACAATTGAACAAGCAACGCAGACTGTTACCGAGGGTACTGCTAGTTATTCTTTAAATTCTAATGTTATAGATGTTTTAGATGTAGTCTTGCGTAGAACAGTTAATCAAACACAAACAGATATAAGCATGAATCGTATTAGTAGATCTGAATATATCAACATACCAAACAAAGAAACAAAAGCTAGGCCGTCACAATTTTTCTTTGATAAGTTAACAACACCAGCATTAAAAGTTTGGCCTGCACCTGAAAACAGTACTGATATATTAGTTTTTAACAAACTGGTAAGAATGGATGATGCAGATAAAGCTACAAATACTATGGACATGCCGTTTAGATTTTATCCCTGTTTTGTTGCGGGGTTGGCATATTATCTGTCGCTAAAGAAGTCTCCTCAACTCACCCCGCAACTCAAAGCTATATATGAAGAAGAGTTCAGAAGAGCGGCTGACCAGGACGAAGATAGAGCATCTTTTAGAATAAGACCTAATCTGAGGATGAACTAATATGGCTTATGCGGTTGGTAAATTCGCTAAAGCATTATGTGATCGTTGTGCTTTTGAATACAAACTTAACGAACTAAAAGAAGAATGGAATGGTTTAAAAGTTTGTCCAAGTTGTTATGAACCTAAACATCCTCAGTTAGAACCATTAACGGTTAAAGCAGATCCTGAAGCCTTATACAAGCCTAGACCCAATAATGACAAAGAAGTTGGAGAAGGTTTTGTTGTTGTCACAAGCTCTAACATATTTCAAAATGATTTCATGAACCCATCTATATTACCTTCAAATTTTGTTGTTGAGAAAGTGACAGCATCATTAGGTGAAGTTACAATTACTACGTCATGACATTAACAGAGTTAAAAACTTTAATACAAAATTATGTAGAAAATGAGGAGACAACTTTTGTTGCTACCTTAAATGATTTTATTATTAATGCAGAAGATAGATTATTTGAACTAATACAGTTAGATTATTTTAGAAAAAATGTTACTGGTAATTTAACAACTGGTAATACTTATTTAACCGCTCCTTCTGACTTTTTAATGAGTTTTTCTTTAGCAATTATAGACAGTAACAACGATTATCATTACTTAGATAAAAAACACCCTTCTTTTATGAGGGAGTATTCTAATGATGCGGTTGATACTTCTGAGAGAGGTAGGCCTTTGTACTATGGAGACTTTGATAAAGAATTATCTACGGCATCAAGTAACGGATCTACTTTGATAGTTTCTCCGGTTCCAGATTCAGATTATTCAGTTGAGTTGCACTATCTATATAAACCAAATAGTTTAACAACAGACACTACAGGGACTTGGATTTCTACTAATGCTAGAAATGCTTTGTTGTACGGTTCTCTTGTAGAAGCATATACATTTATGAAGGGTGATGCAGACTTGATGCAACAGTATGAACAAAGATTTAATTTAGAAGTTTTAAGATTGAAAAATCAAGCAGAAGCAAGAGGAAGAAGAGATGAATATCGTTATGATTCTCTTAGATCTTCTGTTACATAAATAAGGAGAGTAAATGGAAAAAATTGAAAGTCTTAAAGGCAAAACTATTGCTATTGTGGGTATGGGTAAAAGTTGGTTTGATTACAACTTAGCAAAATCTCATGGGGTACACTTTGATGAAGTATGGGCTATAAATGGCGTAGGGTCTGTTATATTCCACGACAGAGTATTTATGATGGATCCAGCATCTAGGTTTCTAGATACAGATGATGCAGGCGGCCAAACTGACAGTATGGCAGATCTTTTAAAAAATCATGAGGGTCCAATATACACTTGTGAGTTAGATGATCGTTGTCCTGGTTTAGTTGAATATCCCTTAGAAGAAGTGGTTTCTTATTCTAATTGCCATTATTTAAACAATACAGTTGCCTACGCAGTTGCTTTTGCTTACTGGAATGAAGTTGCTAACTTAAAATTATTTGGAGTAGATTTTTCTTATAAAGGTAATTTGCATTTTGCTGAAGCAGGAAGAGCTTGTGTAGAGTTTTGGCTAAGTAAATGTATATCTGCCGGTATGCAAGTTGAAGTTGCACATACCTCTGGATTATTAGATACAGATGTTCCAGCAGAGCAAAAACTATACGGTTATCATAGGTTAAAAAACCCTTACATTATCTTAGTAGATGAAGAAGGAATTAAATTAGAACGTATAAACGACTTAGAAATAGTAAAACAAGAACAGGAGCCTGTACTTATAGATAGGCATGATTCTCACCTAAAACCGGTAGAGCCTAAAAAATGGTAGATGAAGTAACTCCAGCAGGAATGCCAGGTTTAGGTCTTATAGAGGCTAAAACAAGTAACTACGGAGGCCATCCTCCTGAGTTTTGGGCAGAAAGACTTACAGAAAAAATTGTAAGTTCAAGTGATAGTGAAGATCCTCACATAAAAGAACAGGCTAGAGCTTATAAAGATTTGATATACCAAGTTAGTTTGATTTATATACATAATGCTATAAAATCTTATAAGGCTACGTTAATTCAAGAGCTTATGACAGCTGGAGAAAAAGATGTAGCTGAAATTGTAAAAAGGATATAAATATGGCTATCACATCAACATTAACAACCAGCTTTAAAAAAGAGCTGCTAGAAGCCGTCCATAACTTTAAAAACTCAGGTGGAGATACCTTTAAACTTGCTTTATACACAAGTTCAGCAACTTTAGGTGCTACCACTACTGCGTTTACAACAACTGGACAGGCATCAGGAACTAACTACACTTCTGGTGGAGCAAACCTCACTAGAGTAGATCCAACATCAAGCGGCACTACAGGTTTTACTGATTTTGCCGATTTAACCTTTGGTACGGCTACCATAACCGCTAGAGGTTGTATGATTTACAACTCATCTGATAGTAACAAATCAGTAGCTACTATTGATTTTGGTGGAGATAAAACTTCAACCGCAGGTGATTTTACGGTAGTTTTTCCTGCGGCAGCAGCAAGTACAGCTATTATTAGAATAGCTTAAAAGCCTTATATGGCTAATATTAACGGTTGGGGTCGCGGAACTTGGGGCGAAGGGTCCTGGGGAACTGCCTTACCCGTTGAAATATCTGCACCTAGCGCGGCAACATCTGCATTAGGTACTGTATCTACAGTAGCAAAAGCTAACGTAACTCCCACAGGACAATCTGCAACGGGTGGTGTATCTGGAGTAGGTGTAAATGCACAGGCCGTAGCCGTATGTCCTAGTGCAGTTGGAACGGTAGGGTCTGTATCAGTATTAGTTGATGGTGAGGCAAATGTATTCCCAACAGGCCAAGCCGCAACAAGTGCTTTAGGTACTGCAACTACCATATCTAACAATAACATATCAGTCTCACTAGGAGCTGCGACAAGTGCCTTGGGATCTGTAACAACAGATGCAGAGGCAAACGCATTTCCTACAGGACAAAGTGCAACAGGATCGGTAGGATCAGTTTTAGTGTGGTCACTTATTGATGATTCACAAACATCCAACTTTACTTCAATTAACGAGGCTCAAACACCTAACTGGGAAGATGTTGCTTAACTATCCACAAGAAAGGTAATATAATCAATTGAACGGAGATATTAATGGCTACTTATGTAAATGATTTAAGACTTAAAGAAATAGCTACTGGTGATGAATCAGGGACTTGGGGAACAAGCACGAATACCAATTTAGAGTTGATTGGTGAAGCACTAGGCTTTGGTACAGAGGCAATAACTACAAACGCAGATACTCACACTACTACTGTAGCTGATGGATCTACAGATCCTGGTAGAGCTATGTATCTTAAATACACAGGTACACTAGACTCGGCTTGTACGATAACGATTGCACCTAACACTATGAGTAGGATGCACTTTATTGAAAACGGCACTTCAGGGTCACAAAATATAATAATTTCACAAGGCTCTGGTGCTAACGTAACCATACCAGCAGGTGATGTAAAAGCTGTTTACTTAGATGGTGCTGGATCTGGAGCTGCCGTAACGGATGCTTTTGCTAGTTTGAACACAGTAGATTTAAAAGTTGAAGACGATCTAACAGTAACAGATGATGCAACTATTGGTGGTACTCTTGGTGTAACTGGAGTGCTTACTGCTAACGCTGGTGTTGTAGTAGACAACATTACCATAGATGGTACAGAAATAGATTTATCCTCTGGTGATTTAACTTTAGATGTAGCTGGAGATATTGTTCTTGATGCAGATGGTGAACAAATTAAATTTTCACATGCTGGAACTGAAATAGGTCAAATTGATATGGGTTCTAACAATTTTACCTTGAGATCAAAAGTTTCAGATGCCGATTTTGCAATTCATGGTACAGACGGTGCCTCTAATATTGTTGCTTTATCATTTGATATGTCAGAGGGTGGTCCAGCAACATTTCTTAGTGATGTAACTATTTCTGGTGCTGGTAAAAGATTTTATGTACCAAGAGCGAGTGATGGTGCAGCCACAGGAAGTTTGTATTCACCTTCTGATAGTGACATAAGGCTTTCAGGTGCGGGCAGTTCTGCTGGAGAATTACAGTTTGAGCCTAGTTCTGGTTCAGGTGTTTCTCTTACTTTAACTTCTGGTGGAACAGCTATTTTTCCTACAAATGTAGTGATACACGATACAACTGCCCTAACAAATACAACTTTTGATGCTAGGGATGTTGATAACGTAACTTCACTTAATGTACAAAATAATGGTGCTGCTGTACAAAGAAGCCAATCTTCTACAGCAGCACCGACTTTTATATTTAATAAAGCTAGAGGTAGTTTAGGCTCAGAAGCAGACGTAAATAGCGGAGACTTTACAGGCTCTATACTTTTTAGGGGGTATCACGGTAGCGGTTTCCATCAAACAGCAACTATAGAATCCAAAGTTTCTGGTACACCTGGGGACTCAAGTGATATGCCAGGTACTTTGATATTTAGCACCTCACCAGACGGAAGTGCTACTCCAACTTCAAAATTAGAAATTGCTGATGATGGTGTTGCCACACTAAAAGGCGGTACAACTTCTGGATTCCAAGTATTAGAGTTTTCTAATGGTAGTATAACAGTAGCGAATGATGCTTCTGTAGGAATTATAAATCCTAACGTGGGTATGATGTTGGCTGTTTCAGCAACAAGATCGCAGTTAGGTGTGACCTATCCCGCAGCTTTATTTTTTACAACTAATGATTCAACAGTTACAGTTGTTGCTGATCCAGAAGGTCAATTTACAAACACAGCGAATACCGCTAATAAAATCAATGTTTACACAGAATCAGGAACAGTAAGATTGCAAAATAAAGCAGGCGTCGA